AAAGAAGATAGCAGAGAAAACTCAAAAGATTTAAAAGAAGCTATTGATGAAATAAAAAACGATATGACAGAACTTGAAGAAAAAGTTGCAAAACAAATACAAAAAGCATTAGAAAATCCATTAAGTAATATGAAATGAAATATATTTTAATTTTATATATTTGCACTATGACTACCGGGACTTGTCCTAGTAGTTCTGTTTCTGGATATCAATTTGATACACATTATGATTGTGTTGAAGCTGGGTATAAATTAGCATATAATAACTACAAGAATTTAGAAGAATTAGAAGAATTAGAAAAAGATTATATTGAGGAAAATAAAATTGTAGTTAAATTTGAATGTAGGGATATTAGGGTAAATGCAATATGAGTAAGATAACACCAAAAACTACCAAAGAGCATATAGTAAATATTTATAATAAAATTGAACTGCTCGAAACAAATCACATACATCACTTGCAACTTGAAGTGAAAAAACTAAATCGAATTTTGTATGGTATTGGGTTTATGGTTGCAACTCAATTCATTGCATGGGTATTAAGGATGGTACAATAATGGATATAGAAACATTAAGAGATGACATAATCAAAGAAGAGGGTGGTGTTATTTTAAACCCATACCAAGATCATTTAGGGTATTGGACTATAGGTGCTGGGCATTTAATTCGTGATGATGAAAAAGAAGAATTAATGAAACCAATAACTCAAGAACGAGCAATAGAGTTATTTATGAAAGATTTTAACATAGCATTAAAAGATATGGAAACATTTACAATGGATATGGATATTGATGAAAATGCAAGAGAGTGTGTAGCTCACATGGTTTTTCAGTTAGGATTACCACGATTGCAAAAATTTGTTAAATTTAAAGAATGCCTTAAAAATAAAGATTATGCAGGTGCGATGGTAGAAATGAAAGACTCAAGATGGTATAATCAAACAACAAACAGGGCAAATCGAATTATTGCCAAAATGCAAAAAAGTATTACTGTTGACGTTTAAATAGGAGTTCACATGGTTTTAGGAAAATTATTAAGTGGTGGTACAGTTAAAGCTGTTGCTGGTGTTATTGATGATTTACATACGAGTGAAGAAGAAAAATTACAATTAAAAAATAGATTTGCTGAAATAGAAGCTAAACTTAAAGAAAAGCAAATGTCTATAAACTTGGCTGATGCTTCAAGTAAAGCTGGTGGCATAAGTGGTTTTTTACAACGTGCTTGGCGACCATTGATTGGTATGAGTTGTGCATTAGCAATATTTTGGGAATATGTATTAAGTAAATTTATCTTATTTATTTGTGGGTTGTTTCAATATGAAGTGACAAATATACCACAGATGGATATGGGCACTCTGATGCCTTTAGTCATGGCTTTACTTGGCATGAGTGGGATCAGATCGTTCGAGAAAATGAAGAAAATAAACACCGACAAATGAAAGGAGTAATTTATGGCTAGAAAATTTGTAGAACAGAAAATTACTAAATGGTGGCATGCATTTACGGAACTAAAATCGTGGGTGCAGATAGTGATAGCGGTAGCAGTTGTTGTTGCGGCTCATAACTGGATTTTACATTAAGGAGGGAATATGCCAAGAGGTAAAGGATATGGTATGGGTATGCGATCCAAACCAATGAAAAAAAAGAAATCCAAAAAAGCTAAAAAGAAAAAATAATGGTAAAGGTGGCATCTATAAAAAACATTGTCAAAGGTCTAAAACCAGGTCAGAAAAAAACAATGAACAAACACGCAAGACATCATTCGTTGAAACACATGCGTTCTATGGCTAGAGCAATGAAAAAAGGTGCCACTTTCAATCAAGCACATACTCGTGCTATGAGATCAGTAGGTAAATGAGTTCTGGATTTACAACTACTGCGACAATATCTGAATTAATTGATAAAAGACCTATAAAACGTGGTCGTAGAAAAAATAGGACTAAATACTCTAAAAAGATAGTGCAGAAAGGCTCATATAGAGCCTCTCAGACACTTTTAAGGGTAAAAGGTACCTAATACCCCCAAATCTCTTTCCTTGCCTTTACAAGAGCTTCTTCTCGCCAAATCCAATCATCTGGGTTTGGAACAAGTGTATTTTTAACATCATCAAGAGTATTTACTGATTTAAGGTAGTTTCCCATAGCACAAACAATCTGCTCACATACTTTGAATGGTGTATCATAGTCATCAATGCTAAAATCATAAAAATCTGCACCTGTTTTTTTACCAACTAAATACCATAATTTTTGATTTGCATTAGTGCCTTTTTGATAAATTGATTGTTGCATGGCATGAGCCATAGATACCCCAGATGGTTTTCTACCTGTAGTTTTTAAATCAATATAAAAATCTTCTTTTGTATTTTTATCTTCAAATTTAAAATCAGTATAACCAATCAAAGGTATGCCTTGAATATCAATCTCGATCTTTTCTTGATATCCTGTAAGATTCCATGTCAGAGATTTATCTTTAAATTCTTCAATCCCTCTAAAAAAAAGAAAATTTAATTTTTCTTTTTCATCTTGAGTTTTAGGATCGTTAAATCTTTTGACGTTAGCATCAAACTCCTCATGCATTTTAACAATAGCAACTTCATGATCTAGTCCATTCAATACCATGTTTAAACCAGATTCTACTGCTTTGCCTCGTTCTGCTGCCGCAGAAGATGGAAACTCATACCCAAATATTCTGCGTAATGCCCATCGCTCTCTATTGAAAGCGAAGTCTGTTATTTGACTGAATGACAAGGGTAAAATACTTTTAACACCCTCGGCATCAAACTTCTTAAAATGTTCAATCACTTTTCCTCCATAACTTCTTTTATTAAAGATTTTATATCATTTTTAGTTATATGACTCGCCTCATTTTGAAAGACTCTAAAAAAATGATCAAGGTGCATATCTCCAAATCTAATCCATTCTTCTTTTGATCTTGAGTAATGCGTTTGATCTAAAAATTCTAGAGTATCAACTGCAATAGCACGACCATCAATCGTGCTTTGTATTTTTATTGCTTGATCTAAAGTCATAATAAATCCTTATAGTTTTCGGTATGATTGATGTTGTTATCAAGTTCTATAATCAATTCTTTACATTTTTCGTAGATGTTACTCTCTTTACCGAATCGTTTGATATAATGTTCAAGACCAAATTTAGTAAGTTGCATAGTTTTGATATCTTCATTGTGTTTATCAAAGGCTCTCATCTTATCTAAATCCAACCCATCTTCCATATCAGCGATTTGTTGATCACTAATATTGAAATACTCTTTATCTTTTATGCTCATGATTACTCCATTAGTGAGTACTCGGCAAAAGTTTTACCTTTTCGAGTAACATTTGTTGTTATGATTGCATTACCCTGTTGTCGTAAATCAAGTATTCTTGCACTTAATCTGAAACAACCAAACTTTTCTAATGCTTGTAGAGGGTTTAACTTTTTACCAGATTTTAAATAATCTAGTATTCTTGTGTTTTGACTAGCCATGTATAACTCCTTTCTATAAGTTTCTTTTGACTAACTCTCTTTCATTGACGACTTTAGTTCTTAAGTCTTCTCTGAAAGTTTTGTAAGTTTCGTATCTAATTTTAGAACGATTCCTACTTTTTAAGGTTTTGCCGTATCTGTCAGCAAAGTCCTTAAATCTTTTATCTGAATAAATATGTGCATTTAATTCAGAAGTATTTTTATAACTCGTATTCTGAGAATAATATACCGTTAATTCTGCTACTAACATTTTTTCTTCTTTTTTCATTAAATCAACTGCTGTATCTTCATCAGCATAAACTAATCCTAATTGCTCTTGTTGATGTGATAATTTATTTGGCTCAAAATCTAGTGAATATATATCACTCATCTTCTTCAAACTCCTTTTCTGCTATTTTATTTTTTAATTTTATTTTTAATTCTTCGTTAAAAAACTTATCTCTTTCGGCTATCATGTGGCATGGACGACACAATGGTATGAGATTATCAATAGTGTTTCTTAAATTTTTTTTACTTCCTCCAAAACCACGAGGAACTAGGTGGTGGATATCAACTGCTATTTGCATATTGCAACCCCAACACATGGGGACATCTTGACCTCGATATCCCCAATAATCACTAAAGATTTTTTTGTAGTTTTTACTTATTTTTGAGGAACTCATCAAATGCCTTTACTGCATTTTTAGTTAAGTCCTCAATGTGATCAACACTAAAATGACCACTACCCATTGAACGACCAACAACTCCTGTTACAAATATGTCCATTCTCTGACGAGTTTGTACATCAGTGATTTTCATAGTACCATTTGTAACTGTGCTTGTGGTTTGTGATGTTTGTACTTGGTTTATATCATCATCAAAGTTTGGTGGTGTTGATATAGAAACATCTTTCACATTGGTGTATTGATTACCATTTGCTGAAGTTTTAGTATTAACTTCAGTATAGTCGATGGCATCGCCTTTCTGTGGCATTGGATTTAAAACTGATCCTCTAGCATATAATCTAGTACCATCAATTAAATCTATTGCGTAGTTGGGTGCACCATCTTTAGTATTA